TGCACCAATTTCTGCTTGAACCCAACCATCTACATCTGATTCTGTTACATCTGCGAATGCAGTGAAACTAGAAAGATCTGAAGTGTCTAAGTTAACTGCACCTGTAGTGTAAGCTGAGTTTTTTTCTGCTGTATCATCTACACCTTCTAGCCTCCAATAAACTTTAAATATTACATCTGATTCACCACTTTTTGTTGGGTAGGTGTCTACAGTTTTTGTATCCCATGTATATGTTATTGCCATTGTTTTATTGTTTTATTTTGGTGTTAAATCTCCGTTTGCATCTACGTTCCAATACCCTTCTTCACCGGGTGAAACTGCAGGTGTCATCTCTGTACTAGTTACATCCCATGAATCACTAAAGTCATAAGCAATACCATCTATTGGACTTAGATCATTACCACTAATACTCCATACGTAATCCTCTATTGCTGCTGCTACGGCTCCGGGAAATGTTGATAAACTTAATCCTAGCCCCGGCATTAATATCCAAAGTAACAGATTACACCACCACCAGTTGTATCAGCAGAAGGAGTCATTGTTGTCCATCTACCTACTATTGTAAGACCTTTAGGATAAACAATTCCATCAGCATCATTACCACCAGCACCATTATAGTTATCTAAAAAAACTAAACTTTGACTTGATGGAGTTATTTGAGCACTAAGTTGTAAAGATGTAGTTGTATTATTGTAAGCAGTTACAAAAACTCCTTGATTACTAGGTCCACCATATATTGGAACTGGAGTTTCTGCATCAAGATTTATTCCAGAAGTAGTACTATTTGCTTGAGCGATAAGTAAAACATATTGCCCTACTTTAATTTTAGTGTCAGCAGAAGCTATAGTTATGTTGGCTCCAGCAGCGTATGTGCCATCGGTAACATTAACTTCTGTAACCCCATTATAGTTTATACTATCTCCAGCTTCTGTTGATACAAAGTTTGGTCCTGTTGTTTCTAACACCTCACTCCTTAATACCGTAGGGGTATTATCTGCTAAAAATTGAATAGCAGTTATTACCATACCTTGTGGTGGTACAATCGGCTTTGCTGTGTTAGAGGAAACACTACCCAACTGTCCAAAATTATATGCTGTTGCACTTGAATTTATACTCATTTTATTTTTGTTTTATTTTTTATTTGTTTAAGCTAAATCCACCTAAATTAAAATTACCGTTAACTATATCATTACCTGTTGACTCAAAGTTTTTAGGTGGTTTCTCGTTTTTTCTTTGATCAATTAATTCAGATTGTTGAGATGCTTGTATTTTTGTTCTTTTATCTTTACGATCTTCCTTTTCTTCTTCTCTACTTCTTACCCCAGAAGTTTCTAATTGTTTGAGTTGTAAGTTATACTGAAACTCCAATTGCATAAGTTCTTTTTTAGCAAAAACTTCTTGTTGCATTTTTTGAGATTCTAACTGAGCTTTTAATTGTTCTAGTTGAGAATTAATTTGTACAAGAGATTGTTGTTTTTGCACTTCGGCTTGTGCAGCCACTTGTTGAGCTTGTGCATTAGCTTGTGCTTGTGCTTGAATATTTTGTTGCTGCATCAACTGATCTCTTTCTATTTTCTTCTTCCTTCTTATCTTGAGTAGTTGATTTGCAAGCTTAACGTTTTTAATTTGTCTTAAATCTATAGCGTCTTCTAAATCTATACCTTTCTGAGCAACTGCTACTTGTATGTTGTTTTCAAGCAACTGTTTTTCTTCTTCATCAGGCTCTAGTTCTATAAATATTCCAAAGTCATGTATATGAAGATTGTTTAATTCTTCAAGTGTAGCTACATTATGTACACCAATGCTTTGTATGAAAGCTTCTCTTGTAGGGGAGTATTCTATTATGTCAGATATTCTAAGTGATAAACACTCTGCTGTTTCAGCTGTTAGGAATAAACCAGACTGTAATATATGTCTAGTTGCTGTGTTAGAATTTGCTGCTGCAAGTTTTTGTACACCCACTAAAGCATTCTTGTCTGGCATGCTACCATCTCTAGCTTCATTCAAACCAGTTACATCTCTTATCATCTGTAGATAGTAGTTGTAGTTTTGAATTAAACTTTGCATTTTGGCTCCACCGTTACCACTAGTAATTTCTTGAATAGGTACTTTACCCGGATTCATATCACCATCAGATGTTAGTGATCTACCGATAATACTACCAGTCTGAAAGAACATGTTTAACGCTTCTTGAGGATTATAATTTGTCCCATTACCAAGATCAACTTCGGCTATACCATCAGCATCTAGATACACCCCATCAGGGATCATTCTAGACATCACCTGTTGAAGTTTAAGGTGAGTAAGCTGTATCATGTCAGCGAAACCAGTTATCCTCCCTACGAGCGATTCTATGCGCCCTCTGTACATCCTTGGTGCAACTATAGAGTAGTTCATTTTAACCTTAGTGTTGTCACTTTTAGGTCGCATCATATTTGTTGCCATCTCCCACTTAAGAAGCTTCTTAGTACCTAATACTAAAACACCTTCATACAACACCTCTACTGATCTAGATATTTTTTCAAACTTATCATCTAAAAGCTCTACTGGAGGATTAAATGAATCATCTTTAACTATTACTTTAGCGGCACCTGTTGATGTTTCTTTTATTTTATAAACCTCATTCATGTAGGTTTTATAATTAAAGTAAAGAATATCTATTTGATTGTTGTCGTGTCTATCGTATATAGCTCTGTTGTTGGGGATTGAAGATATAGCTGGTTGACTTTCTATTTCTTCTAAATCTTCTTGAGTAAGATTGGGGAAGGATTTTTTTAATTCGTTTATTGGAATTGTCTTTATTTCGCCAGCGTAATATATATCTTCAAAATAAGGAGATTCTGTATACGAATATACTAAATTAGCAGGATCAACGTATTCTATTTTTACACCTTCCGATGTACTGAAAGTGTTTTTAACACAACCAATACCTAATACAGTTAGATCGTAATAAAACCTTTTCTTTGTTAATTCATATTTATTAGTATCAAACAAAACAGCTATAGCTTGTTCTTCGGCTATCTCTATTGCCTGCTTGTAAGTTAGCTGCATATGTAATGCCAACTCTTCTTCAGAGTCTGGTAATTTTTCTTCAGGAGTATTAGATATGTCAACACCAAACGCTTGCTTAGTGAAAGCATTTAACTCTCTAGTTCTCATGTCAGCTAATAAGCCTTCCATGTACTCTGTTCTCTTACTTATTCCGTAAGGATCTTGAGAATGTGCTTTTACATCGTAGGTTCTTTCTGCAATACCATTAACAACAATATCTACAAATTTACCTATGATGGGTATTGGCTTCCAATCTAAATTAAGATAGGACAAGTCTCCGTTTATAGAAAGCTCATCCTTATATTTTTGAACAGATTGCTCTCCTCTAGCGTATAGTCTTAATCTATGAAAATTATCAAAGTTATTTTTAAATCTATGAGATCCCCTGTCACCATAGAACCATTCTCTTTCTACGGCTTTAGCAACTTTAAGTCCATACTCAGAACTCATCTTTTCGAGATCACTGGCTACTTGACTAGGGAAATAACTTTTATTAATTGAATCAGCCATATTGTTCTTTAATTATTTTAGATGCCATACCTTTATTTTGATACTTAGCTATACTAATATTTACTTTTTGTTTTTGAAGATCTGCTCTTGGACTGTAAAGATGTCTGTTACATGCCATAATAGCTAACCCACTACTAATTGAAGCATCAAATTTAGTTCTGTTATTTATATCAAATTTAGACCAATCATTTAATGTTTTATTAAAATATATGCTACCATAATTACCATCTTGGAGTGATCCAACATGACCTTGTATATACATTTCAATAGCAGCAGCATGTGCTTGCTTTATATCTTCACTTGAGTTTGGTATACCACCTATCTCTTTTTCTGTTGTTGATAGTTTGTTCCAAATCTTATCAGGTCTATTCATTGAGTAACCTCTGTACCCCCTTCTTTTTAAATAATAAAGAAGTCTTGGTTTGTTGTTCTCTGCTAGTATTGGCATACCATAAAATATCAATGACATCAATACATCTTCAAAGAAGATTTCAGCAGTCTGAGGTCTAGCTATATATTCTAGAAAAAAATGATTAGGTGGTGCATCCTCCATAGAAAACTTAGTCAATCCATGAAGTGCACCTTTAGATCCTTGACCGTCAACAGTTCCTGAAATATCATAACTATCACAACCAAAAGCACCCATGTGCTCATTACCCGGTTTCTTACCTTGAGGTGTTTGTATTACTTTGTTTTGTAAATGAGATGGTGGGATCCAACTAACACTGAACCTACCGTTTCTGTCTGGATAAAATATAACTTTAGAATCTTTTATTCCACTAACCCATTGAAAGTTACCAGTTGTTATAGCAGAGCTATTACCAACGCCTTCATTGTAATCTATTTGTTCGTATATTTTTGCTAAGTTAAATATACTATTTTTTGTTTCATCTCTAAAAGCATGTTCTTCTGTTCTGGGAAATTGTCTGTAAAACTCATTCAACCCATCAGGATCTTTCTTTAATCCATCTACCTCGTTTTGCCAATGCTCTAATATACCTATATCTATGTAGTCCCCATGAGGACCTTTAGTTTCTTCTTCAGGTGTGTCAAAAACTGGTTGACCAAATCTGTCTATGAACCCTTCGTAGTTCCACTCCATTGGTATAAACAAAGAATATAAACCAGAACCAGTCTGACCATTCCTATTTCTTTTTTTTACATCTGAATCCTTGTACAGTTTCTTAAAATTTTCACCACCCTTATCTAATGAGTTAGAGGTGGATCCCATCATACATTTACCAATTATTCTACTACCTAATCTTAAGGTTGTTTTCGTGACCCTCCAGTTGTTGAGTATGTTGTTCGGTCTTTCCCACTTCCCTGATTCATCATGTACAAGGAGTTTGAGTTTCTCCCCATCGTAGGAGTTGTCTCCAGTGTTCTTCCAGTCAATGGTGGTGTCCAAACCTTGTAGATCTTCTGGTTTGTCTGTGCTCGTGATACTCCGTCTGGTAAGTTTTGACGCTGGGACTCTGAACGCAATTTCTGTTTTGGGTCTGTCCATACCGTCTTGGATTGGCTTGAAGAAGAACGGGTAGTTGACGGATATGGGCACGACTTTGTCTGTAAACATCTTCTTAGCATCAGGACCGGACTTGGACAAGATGCCATACCGGGAATCACTGGATATAGTGGCGAGATTAACAACCTCTCCCGATGCCATGAAAGAGAACCCTGATCGTCTATTCTTAAGGTAACACATTCCATAACATCTGATGTCTGCCTTACAGGCTTCCCAAAAGATGTAGAATATTCTATTGGCTTCACGAAAGTCTGGTTGCCCGACATCAATCTTACTCCACTGCAAGTACATGTAATGAGTACCAGTAATATAAGTAGAGATATTGTTGCTATTAAACCATAAGCCTTCTTCTCTGTATTTAAATTCATCCTCTATATATTCTATATACTTTTCTTTAAAATCTTTAGGATAATCTTTCCAATCAAATATAGTTTTTATTTTACTTAACTCTCTTGGATAAGGTGTTACCTCCCAACTATTACTTTCAAACTTTCTTAAGTTTTCTTCTTTAGGTAAAGCTATCTTAAGATTTTGTATCTCATATATCTCACCAATCTTACCGGTTTTACTAATTACAACAACATCGTGTTCTTTGTTATAACCGTACACCCATTTCTTAGACTTATTAAGTCTTGATATTGTATTTAATTTAATTGGTTGAATAACCTTATATAAGGTTTGTTCGTACATGTTATGTGTGTGTAAAATAAGCGTATTCAGCTACGATTGTTCCAGAACTTGCTTCTAATTGAACACCAGTTGATCCACCTGTATTGTGAGGAAAATAACAAAACTCTCCTGCATTTAACTGAGCAAACATAACATCACCAGTAGTTTCTATTTTTAAATCTGTAGTAACAGCGTTACCTCCTGCATCAACACCAGTGTGTTTAATGTAAGTTATTTTTGTTGTGTCAGCAGCTGGTACTATGATGTTTTGAGCACCTGTAGTATTTACTGAAACACTAGAAACACCAGAAATAGGTGATCCAACAGATATAGAATCACTCACAGATAATGAAAGTGTATCTGATGATATGTCAGTACTTGTTAATGTTAGTGTTGGTATTAATGTTGCCATGTTTTTTTATTTAGATCTTTTCTCTGCAAAGCCACCAAAAGACACATCTTTATCTATATCAACTGGTACTTTATTTTCTATTATGTTTTCTTCTTCTTCTATTTTTTTAAGTATTTCAAACGCATCAAAGATAGCTAATTTTTTAGTTGCTGCTGCATTCTTTAATCTATCCGCTGATATATCTTCACCTGAATCTACAATAGCTTCTTTAGCAACTTTAATTAATTCTTCAACTGCTATTTGCCCAGCTTGGATTATACTCCTTTTCGTTTCCTTGATATTCATATTTAATTGAAATGTGATTGCTTAAAACTCTGTATAACCTCTCTCCATCAATTACAAACTCATATTCACTGTTAGGTATAAATCCAACTAAATCGTTTTTCTTTATACCAGCTTCTTTCAATGTTGTGTCAACTTGCTTTATTACACCAATTAACTCTCTTTCATTTTCAACTGAATATTCATCTATTGATTCTATAGGTTTGACAAAGCAATAACCATCAACCGCAAACCAAGTATTGTTTCTTTTATAGGAGAAGATCTGATCTTGTTTCACACAATATGTGTTTTCATCAATGTAACTTCTACTATTCTTTTCCTCACCTTTTACGTTCAACCACCTTCTAAATATATTGTGATGAACTATTACTTCATCTCCAACTTGTATCTTAGTTTGAGTAGCTATGGGTGTTGATTTTACAATAGCGTTTCTGCTAACGAATTGATGGTTATATATCTCTGTATTAAGTATGAGATCCTTGTCCCCTACTTTTGTTGTATTGTTGTAACGAGATGACTTAGGTGAGATTATAAAGTCGTATATACTACGCATCAATATTCTAAATTATACTCAACTGAAATAGCCATGTTCTTATTGAAGTTCTTCCAAATGATAACATCGTTATTTTTTTTAATGAAAATGTCATACCCCTCGTTCTCTTCGATTATATCACAAATCCGATGCCCTCCGTAGACCTCTTGACCTACGGAGTAATGCATGGATTCGTTCTTATAATCTTTACCAATACTGATCTTACGAATCAGCTTTGACATTATCTTCTTCTTCTACTTCTGTAATAGTACCGTCTGTAATATTAACATTTACTTTACCGTACTCTTTTTCTAACTTATCTTGACACTCTTTTAGAGATCCTTGAACCTCTGCAATTTGATGAAGCAATGCATGCTTCTGTGTCTCTAATTGACCAATTGAAAGCTGACCCCTGTTTATTTGATTAACAAATCCTTGGATCTCTTCTAACTCTTTGTCTGTTATTTTTTCTACTTTTTTACTCATTGTTTTGTTTTAATTAAATTAAATTTTACTTATGTTATTACTATTACATATATAGTTTATTTTTTAATTTTAAAGGCTAACTAATTCAATACTCCCATTTTGACAAGACCATGCTGTCGGTAGTACTGTAGTGTTTTGATTAATTCCACTTAAAGTTGAACCAGATCCTACATTAACACTACTTACTCCAAGTCCAGAATTAACAAGACTATTAAAGATACCAGTGGTGCTATTCCAAAATCTTACTTGAGTTTGATTAGGAGAATTACTAGGTCCAAATTTATAAAATCCTGTTGGAGCAACTGAACCATTTGATTTTGTTATGTTTATTGCGCCAAAAAAAACTCCCGTACCACCTCCTTGAGTTATAGCAATGTAGTAATCTCCAGACAAACTATCGGATGAATTACTAGAATTACATCCACACACAGCTGAAGAACTAAGCCTACTATAGCATAATTGAAAAAAATAAGCTGGATAAAGTCTGTATTGAAGTGCATTATTTATTTGATTTATATTAGTAACATTAGTTCCTCCATTGCTTGCAGGATGAAATAATAAATTATTAGGGCTACTAAAACTAGTTGTAGATGCAGCTATTAATTCATTAAAGTCATCAGCACTAGCAACAGATCCTCCTCCTTGCGTTATAGCACCTTGAATTGTTGTGTTGTCACTATTACCAAATATACTAAAACCACCACTTGCAGGTACACTCATTCTACTTAAGTTTTTCTTCTATTAATATTAATCTCTTTTCTAATTCAAGTATTGCTTTGTGCATGTGAGCGACAACACCTCTATCACTCATACTTAGCATACCTTTTTTATCTTCATATACAGTGTGAGGTATAACTTCTTGAACTTCTTGAGCTATAAAACCTGATTCTTTTTCACCACCTTTAATGTAGTTATAAGATGTAAATTGTTTTATAACCTCAAGACCTTCTTTAATAGGTTCTATTTCAGACTTTAATCTTTTATCAGATGAAACAACAAAGTTTGCTCCTGTATAATTTCCACTTGCTGTAACATTT